AAGCAGTCTGTCCTGATGGATTTAAGTATGTACCTTCAAAGAAAAAGTGTGTAAGAATACCAACCGCACAGTTAAAGAAAATGAAAAAAGCAGCTAAGAAAAGAGCTAAAAAAATGAAGGGTAAAATGGCAAAAATTGTAAAAAAACGTATGAAATCTATGAAAAAACATAAAAAAACTTTGGCCAAATAAGAAGATAAAATAATGGAAAAATTTATAGCAGAATTAATTGAACCACTTTTAGTAGAAAGTAAAATTAAAAGTGAAAGTTCAAAATTAAAGAAACTTTTAAGTAAATTAAAGATACCTAAATCTTTTTGGGATAATCAACAAAAGTTAATTCATTATTTACAGAGTAATCCTGTAATACTTACTCAATTTTTAAAATTAGTAGGTGAATCAAAAGTAGTAAATGAAGCAACTGAAATTAAAAAAGTTATAGGTATTTATGGTGGACGTTTTCAACCATTCGGTCCTCATCATAAAAAAACTTTTGAATGGTTAGAAAAACAAGTTGATGATGCGTACATAACTACATCAGATATTAAGAAACCACCAAAGTGGCCATTCAATTATAAAGAAAAAGTTCGACATATGACAAAAATGGGTATTCCTTCTAATAAAATTATTAAAGAAAAAACTCCATATGTAGCAAGTAATACATTAAAAAAGTTTGATAAAGATTCTACTGCTGTTATATATATTTTTGGAGCGAAAGATGCTGGAAGATTGACAAGTGGTAAATATTTTCAAGATTATAAAAAGAATAAAAATAATTTAGAACCAGCTTGGAAACATGGTTATGTTTTAACTGCACCACACGTTTCTGTTAAAGTTGGTAGTAAAGAGATAAGTGGAACTGTAATGAGAAATCTGTTAGATCCAAATACAGATCCTAAACCAACACCAAAACTTTTTAAACAGGCATTTGATTATTTTGATAAAGGTATTTTTAAAATGATGGTTAACAAATTCGGAAAGTTATCTGAAGATAAAGGTCTTTTAGATAGAATTGATATATCGAAAGAAATTAATTTGATTGCAGAAGGTGGTGCATATGGTCATATGAGTCATCCTTTTGATGATAAAGATTTGACTTTTAAAGATTTGAAAAATATTATAGAAATGGGGTTGGGTGGACAACTTAGTAGAGAGGATAATGTTTCAGAAAAGTTAGATGGACAGAACTTAATGATTTCTTGGAGAGATGGAAACCTTATAGCAGCAAGAAGTAAAAGTCAACTTAAAAATGCAGGTAAAACTGCATTAGATACTAATGGAATAATCTCAAAGTTTAGTGGTAGGGGGGATATTGCGGATGCTTTTGGTTTTGCTATGAAAGATTTGGAAAAAGCTATAAGCTCCTTATCAGATAAACAACGTGATAAGATTTTTATGCAAGGTAAAGCGTTTATGAACTTAGAGGTTATGTGGCCTAAGTCAGCAAATGTGATAAATTATGATAAGGCTGAAATAGTTTTCCACGGGGCATTAGAATATGATGATAGTGGCACTGTAGTTGGTGAAGTAAAAGGTAGTGGTAGAATACTTCAAGGAATGATACAACAAGTTAATCAACATATACAGAAACATTATAAGATAGGAAAGCCAGTATTTTTAGAAGTACCTAAAAATCAGGACTTTGGAGCAAAGAAAAAGGGTTTTATTAGTAGATTATCTAAATTACAGAAACATTATGCTTTAAAAGATACAGATACACTATCTATGTATCATCAATCTTTTTGGGAAGAGTTTATTTTTAATGCATCAAAACAATTTAGTTATAAAATTCCTACCAAAGTATTAAAGGGGTTAGTAAAACGATGGGCATTCTTTGATAAAAAATATGGTGTTAGAAATATGAAGAAAGATATTAAAAATGAAGATTTTCTTGATTGGACATTATCTACGGATAAAGAAGATCATTCAAAAATGGTTAAGGAAAATATAAAACCATTTGAAATTTTATTTTTTGAAGTAGGTGCTGAAATTCTAAAAAATATTACTGGATATATGGCAGCAAATCCAGATGAAGCAATTCAAAAGGTCAGGAAGAGTGTTAAAAAAGCTATTTCTGATGTTAGAAGAGGTGGAGATGTAAAGAAACTTGGTACGTTGAAAGCACAATTGGATAAACTTAATGCGATAGGGGGACTGGACGCTGTTGTGCCGAGTGAAGGAATAGTATTTAAATATAAAGGAAATACTTATAAATTCACAGGTGCATTTGCACCGATTAATCAAATAACAGGTCTAATAGACTTTTAATTGGATGGTAATATAAATGGCTAGAAGTAAAGAAAGTATAAGACAAAATAAAGCAATGCAAGCAATTTTAAGGGGTGAAACTCCTGAAAAAAGAATTGTTATTGCTGTTGAAGATAAAGAGTTCAAAGAGAAGATGAGATTGGAACGGGAAGAAGAACGAAAAAAATCAGCTGAACGATTTGATTCACTTAAAGAGTTTAGAATGCCTTGGTTTTGTCCAAAGTGTAATAAAACAATGAAGAAAAGACTTGATAGTAAGTTTTGGAGAATACAAGGGGTGTGTTTTGATTGTGTTTTAGAAATGGAGAATAAACTTCGTATTGATGGAAAGTATGAATCATATGAAAATCGAAAAGTATTACAAAATAGACTTTCTTGGGTAGAAGATATGATTCAAGGAATAGAAGAATGGAAAAAAGAAGGAGATGTAACATTTTTGAATCAAAATAGACCTGATGGATATTCAGTAGATGAAGAGAAGTGGAGTCAAGATCCAGAGCAAATAAAAACACTTACTGATGAAGCTATGACTGAAATGAATAAGATAAAATCTGAAGTAGAAGCAGAATTGTCTAAATATATATAACTTATATTTATAGTAGGAGATATTATGGATTGGTTAAAGAAATTAATAGCAAGTATTTTAGCTATGTTTGGCATAAGTGCAGCATTATCTGCAAATAAGTCAAGTGAAGTTAAAAAACTAAAAAAAGTAATTAAAGATAACAAAAAGCAAGAAAAACAGATTGTAAGTACTATTAAAGAGATGGAAAAAAGTAAAAAAGGTGATAAAAGAACTATTTCTACTTTAAAAAGACAATTAAAAAGTGTACAAACTGATAGAAAAAAGATGGAAACTGCATTTGATAAGGACGATGTTGATGAAGCAGTAGATTTTCTTAAAAAGTTTGCTGGGAGTTAATATGAAAAGGTTAATGATTGTATTACTTTTAACTTTCATGCCAATTTTAGGACAAAGTTCATTAACAGATGAACAAATTCTTCAAATTAAGGCAAAGGTTGAAAAAATACAAAAAGAGAATAAAATATTGACGGAATTAGTATCAGAATATGGAAAAAATGCAGAAATGGATTCTCTATTATTAGTAAAGAAGGATGAGCAGATTAAAACATTACAAGAACGTAGTGATTTGTTAGAGGATCAAGTTAAACTTACTAAACCTAAATGGTTTGAGAATAAATATGCGTGGTATGGGTATGGAGTTTTTACTGTAGTGGGTAATATTTGGCTTTATGATAAGGTGAAAAATTAATGGATGATAAGCAATTAAAAAATGTAATTAAAAAAGAGTATGTAAAGTGTGCTAAAGATCCAGTTTACTTCTTGAGAAAATATTGCGTAATTCAACACCCAATGAAGGGTAAAATTCCGTTTTCTTTATATAATTTTCAAGAAAACACATTAGAAGATTTAGTACAACATGATTATAATGTTATTTTGAAAGCACGTCAGTTAGGTATATCAACATTGACTGCAGGATACGCATTATGGATGATGACCTTTCAGAGTGATAAGAACATATTGGTTATTGCTACAAAGCAAGATACTGCAAAGAATTTAGTAACAAAAGTGAGAGTGATGCATGCTAATTTACCATCTTGGTTAAAACCTAAATGTGTTGAAGATAATAAGTTATCTTTAAGATATGCAAATGGGTCTCAAGTTAAGGCAATTTCAAGTGGTGAAGATAGTGGTAGGTCAGAAGCACTTTCTTTATTAATTTTAGATGAAGCAGCATTTATACCTAAGATTGAAGAGATATGGGCAGCTGCACAACAAACATTAGCAACTGGTGGTCAATGTTTAGTTCTATCTACACCAAATGGTGTTGGAAATTGGTTTCATAAAACTTGGGTAGCTGCTGAAGAAGGAGAAAGTGATTTTAATTTTATTAAATTGCATTGGTCATTACATCCAGATAGAGATCAAACATGGAGAGATGAACAAAATAAATTATTAGGTCCTTCAATAGCTGCACAAGAATGTGATTGTGATTTCATCACTTCAGGACAATCAGTAATAGATGGTTTAATATTAGAAGAGTATACTAACACTCAAGTTAAAGAACCTATGGAAAAAAGAGGAGTTGATTCAAATTATTGGATTTGGGAGCCACCTAATTACACTAAAGATTATTTAGTAAGTGCAGATGTTAGTAGAGGTGATGCAACAGATTATTCAGCACTTCACGTAATTGATATAGACAATTTAGAGCAAGTAGCAGAATATAAAGGTAAAATTTCAACTCGTGATTTCGGAAACCTTTGTGTTAATGTAGCTACAGAATATAATGATGCATTATTGGTTATTGAGAATGCATCAATAGGTTGGGCAGCAATACAACAGGCAATTGATAGAGATTATAGTAATTTATTTTATATGAGTAAAGATTTACAGTATGTAGATGTACATAATCAATATAGTAATAAAATTAATAGTATGGAAAGAAAAATGGTACCTGGTTTTAGTATGACTGCTAAAACAAGACCATTAGTTATAGCTAAACTAGAAGAATATTTTAGAGAAAAGACTATAAAAGTAAAATCTCAGCGTTTAATTGATGAGTTGTTTGTATTTATATATAACAACCAACGGGCTGAAGCGATGAAAGGATATAATGATGATCTTGTACTTAGTTTATGTATAGGATTGTGGGTTAGAGATACTGCTTTAAGATTAAGGGCTGAAGGGATAGCTTTACAGAAAAACGCTTTGAATCATGTTGGAAAAGCAGAACCAATTTATATTCCCGTTGACGGTGAGAATGATTCTTGGTCTTGGGATGTAGGTCCGGAGAAAAAAAGAGAAGATTTAACTTGGTTAATAAAATAAAGAGGTAAAAAATGGCTGAAACAAAATTTTTTAGCAGAATAAAAAGATTATTTTCAACTAACGTAATTGTTAGAAACGTTGGTGGACGATCTTTAAAAATATCAGATACTAATAAAGTACAGGCTGTAGCGAGAAGGTATCTAACTGATAGATTTACTCGTTTATATTCTAATATGGGTTATGGTAGTTCTTTAATGGCAGACTCACAGTTTAAACAAACACAAAGACTTGGTTTGTTTAAAGATTATGAACAAATGGATGCTGATCCAATAATTGCATCTGCTTTAGATGTATATGCAGATGAATCCACAATGAAATCTGAATATGGAACAGTATTAGGAATTAATACAGAAAATCCGCAAGTTCATGATATATTACATAATCTTTTTTATGATATATTGAACATAGAATTCAATTTATGGCCGTGGGTTCGTAACTTATGTAAGTATGGTGATTTTTTCACTCATCTTGAAGTTGCAGAAAAGTATGGAATTGTTAATGTAATTCCTTTATCTGCATATGATGTTATTAGAGTAGAGGGAGAAGATCCAGAGAATCCACATTATGTGAAATTTGTATTGGAGGCTGCAGAAACTCTTCATAGTGGAGCTCAAGCTGCGGGAAAGGATTTTGAAAATTATGAAATAGCACATTTTAGATTACTTTCTGATTCTAATTACTTACCGTATGGTAAATCTATGTTAGAAGGTGCAAGGAAGGTATGGAAACAATTGACATTAATGGAAGAT